GGGGCAGAAGCTAAAAAACGCAATCTAAGAATGCGTGCATATCGCACAGGTCAGCAATCCTTATTGAGCGGTTCTGCTGCTAGTAGAGGGTACGGTCTTGGCTGAGAAACTTGGCCCTAGAAATAGGGAATACCGGGACTACGCCAAAGCGGGTAGTACAAATAAATTTGAATCTACAGAGAAAAGGTATAAAGGCAAGACATATACCGAATCGCCTGAATTCTTTAGAGGCAAGGGAAGAATTGGCGGAGGGCCAAGTAAAAAGAACTATATAGTTGTTGGGGAAAGTGTAGTAGAAGACGTATCACCTTTTGCTAGAAGGTTCGGGCAGAGGCCCGGAATTAAAAAGCATTATGTTTCTGATTCCGAATACAGAGAGTACGAAAAGCAAAGGGATAGGGCGTTAAAAAAGGGTGAGTCTACAAGAAGGCGCGTTTCTCTGCTTGCTGCGCGAAGACAGTCAAGAATGAGGCAGGATCAGGCGAGAACCCAGGCAGCAAGGGGTAAAAGGGCTGCTTATGCATCTCTTCTTTCTGGTTATGATAGTGGGGGAATAGGTTGAAAGGTCTAGGTTCTGTAGAAGAGATAAAAGCCAGGGCTTCAAAGGCTCTTGATACCAAGGAGCTTTGGCGAAGTCTTTTGCAAGATTGCTATGAATATATGATGCCTCAAAGAGAGGTATGGAATGATTATTCTCCAGGCTATCGAAAAACAGACAGGATATTTGATTCTACGGGCTTAATTGCAATAAAAGAGTTTGCCAACCGTATGATGGGGGCTATTACGCCACAAGGGACGGTATGGGCTGAGCTTGAGCTGGGTTTGAATTGGCCCAAAGAAGCCCGTGAAGATATTGAAGTTTCAAGACAGTTGAGGGATATAAATGAAACTCTTTTTGCGTATATTAATAACTCTAATTTTTATGAAGTTATGGGCGAAGCTTATTTGGATCTCGCTTTGGGAACGGCAGCAATTACCGTCGAAGAAGGTGATGCAGATAGGCCCCTGGTCTTTGGTTTGGTTAACCAGGCTGAAGTGGGATATGATTCTGGGCCTTCTGGGATTATCGAAAACCTCTATAGAAAAAAGAAGTACCCAGCTAGAAATCTAAAACGCGCATTTCCAGGCATTGTGTTAACTCAAGCTTTAAAGGATATGGTTAAGTCCAATCCTGATGAGAAAGTAGAGTTATTAGAGTGCATGATGTTTGACGCTAAAACAAAAGAATACTGGATTGTTGTTATACATGATGATTCTGTTATATGGGAAGTAAATCGCGGAGAAACTTCACCCTGGATTGCTTTTAGATGGTCGGTCACTCCGGGTGAAACAAGAGGTAGAGGCCCGGCCTTAGATGCTATTCAGGATGTGAAAACCCTCAATAAAATTCAGGAGTTTGCCTTACAAAAGGCGGCGATTGATCTTTCTGGATTGTGGACTGGTCAAGATGATGGGATATTTAACCCCTATTCTGTGCAAATTGCTCCGGGCACTGTAATTCCTGTTTCTACAAACCTCTCAAGTAATCCATCTTTGCAAAGGCTTGATACGGGTGGTGATTTAAACCTTACTCAGTTTGAAGTGCAGAGAATGCAGGCCAGTATTAAGATGCACATGTATAATGATATACGTGATCCTGTTGGTCCGGTAAGAAGCGCTACTGAAGTAGCTATTACGCAAAGAGAGCTTGCAAGCCGTATTGGTTCTAGTTTTGGGCGTATTCAAAATGAGGCGCTTGTTAAGATATTGAATGCATCTGCTGCTGTGTTAAAGCGGATAGGATTTATACCTGATGTTGTAATTGATGGCTCTGATGTAGCGGTTAAGTTTACATCCCCGCTTTCAAGGGCACAGGATATGCAGGATTTAGAGGTAATGCAGCGATCTGTCGCTATGACTGCTCAATTGGCAGGGCCAGAAGCGGTTGCAGCTAGTTACAAGGTTGATGACTTTGGTTCATTTATAGGGATGAAAACAGGTCTTGATCCTTCTTTAATACGTAGTGACGAAGAAAAACAAGTGTTAATGCAGCAGATGGCACAAATGCAGATGGCACAAATGCAGCAAGGGGCGGAAGATGGCGGAGAAGCAATCCAGTAAATTTGATCAAATAATGGGGCAGGCTGAAATCACGCAAGACCTTTTGGATCAAGCGTATGCAGTTCAGGCAGAAATCTTTAAAAATACATTTTCTTCTGATCAAGGCAAGAAAGCTATGAATATACTTTCTATGAAATTTTATGCACAACCTTGCTTTGACGATAAAAACCCGGACCCTTATTTAGCGGCAAAAAGGGATGGTCAGAGGAGTGTACTACAGTATATATATGATGAGATTGCGAGGGCACAATGACTGAAGAAATAGAAAAACCGAAAAACAAGGCAGCAAAAAAGAAGTTAGAGATTATCAATAAGGAAAGGCTAGATTCCTGTGTTGGGTCTAAAGAGATTTCAGAAAAGGTAGTGGATTCAATTTCCAAGCTGTGTAAGGACTATGACTTTGATAAAGTTGAGTTTGTTAGAAATTTCAGAGCGTTTAGACTTTATAGAAAAGGCGCACATTTAGACTGGATAGATTTAAACGAAATTAATTATATGTATGGCCTTGGATTTCCTAAATTTAAAGGAGAGATAAGGAAATATCAAAAACCAATGAAAAGAGCCTATAGGGGGTCAAAATGAACGATCAAGTGATTGATGCAAATTCTGAGCAGGGGCAGGCCGAGATTACAGATACGCCAGCACCAGATTGGTATTATTCAAAGGATGAGGGGGCCGAAATAGCGGGAACCGGGGAAAAGCCTGATTATCTGTTAAGCAAATACTCTTCAGTAGCAGACCAAGCAAAAGCGTACCCTGAGTTAGCGAGTAAATTTGGCTCTTTTACAGGTGCGCCTGAGCAGTATGATCATGGGTTTTTAGGGGATGATTATGAATTTACGGATGAGTTTACAGAAGTTTCTGATGCATTAAAGGATATGGGTGTAAATCAGGAAGGTTATGAAAAGCTTATTTCCTTACAAAGAGATCGTGAAGAAAACATACATAAGGCTTATAACAATCCAGAGGCAGAAGTGGAAGCCTTGGGTAAGGATGGGCAAAGACGGATAGACAATGTTGATAGATATTTGCAGGCTAATTTAGATGACGAGACTTATGATAGGGTTGCCCCAGGTGTTAATTCTGCTGCTGTGGTTGAAGCTTTTGAAATTCTCATTCAAGCGACAAAACCCAAAGCGCTACCTTCTGAAGGAGGAGAAAACCCTACGGGAATGACTGAAGACAAGCTTTTAGAAATGCGTAGAGCTAAAACAGAAGGCGGAGATTTTAGGATGTCAGTTGATCCTGATTATCGAAAAATGGTTGAAGGTGAATGGGAGCGCTATTATGGGAATAGAGCGCATACCTCTGTGGTAGGTGAATAATGAAGATTAAAGAAGGTGTAAATCTAGCCGGGATTCAAATTGAGATGAGACCAGTTCTCATTGCAGCCGAAAAATTATGGAAGGACAACGGGCAAGAGCTTGTAATAACCGCAGCGCTTGATGGTACGCATTCTGCCGGGAGTCTCCATTATTATGGTTATGCAGTTGATCTTAGAACAAGATATTTTGAGCAGAGTGTTGTGCATGAAATAGCTGCTAAGTTAAGGGATACTTTAGGTGAAGATTATGATGTTATCGCGCACCAAACGCACATGCACGTAGAGTATGATCCAAAAAGTTGACACTTTGACATAATGTAAGTTACGATAAGTAATCCGATACCCTTAATAGGCCGGATGTATATTATTGGCCCCTACTAATAGGGATACCCATAGCTAATTTTGTATATCTAATCCTATTGGAGGGTTTTTTTATGAGTAAGTTTTTATCTGCTGTTGCGTCGAAGGAATTCGATAGCGACGTAAAACAAGAGTATCAAACTGCTGGTCTCTTAAAAGATTGTGTCACTCGTCGTAATGGCGTTATCGGTGATACGTATAATTTCCGCCGCATGGGCAAAGGCTTGGCAAATCAGAAATCTACTTCTGATCTGGTAACGCCTATGGATGTTGACCATGAGTTGATTCCCTGTGTTCTTACTAACTGGAATGCTCCAGAGTACACAGATATCTTTGATCAAAAAGATGTAAACTTTGATGAGAAAATGGAGCTTGCAAAAACTATTGCACACGCTCTAGGTCGTCGTACTGACCAGCTTATCATTGATTCTCTTGAGGCAGCTACGCCCACTATCCCTGATGCACCTGCTGCTGGCGGATTGACGTTGGCAAAGCTAACTTATGCAGCTTCAGCTCTTACAGATCAAGGCGTACCTACTGCTGATCGCTATATTGCAATTAGTGCTGCCGGGCTGGAAGATATTCTAAACGACAATACAATCACTAATCAGGACTACAACACTGTTCGCCTGTTAATGGCTGGTACAATTGATTCTTTCATGGGTTTTAAGTGGAAGATCATTGAGACTCGTGAAGAAGGTGGCCTTGCTAAAACTGGAGCGGTTCGCAACTGTTGGGCATGGCATAAAGCTGCTGTAGGTCAAGCATTTGGCATTGAAATGACCACACGCGTAGATTGGGTTGCAGAGCGTACAGCCTGGTTATGTAATGGTATGTTGAAAGCTGGTGCTGTCGTGCGAGATGTAGACGGTATCGTTAAACTTCCAATTACTGAATAAGGAGGCTGAAATGGCTTTTGATAGAGATAATTTAATCCGTATTGGCGGTGCAAATAGTGGAGCCAAGGCGTTATGGATGTACGCATCTGAAGATGACGCTTATGCTGCTATTGGTGCTGCTGATTACTTTTTAGAAGCATTAGTTGAGTTAAAGCTTGACGATACGCTTATTGTAACCGATAGCTCTAATGTGCATACCATCACCTATGTTAGTGATCGTGATACCACTTCAGGTTCCGAGACTATTAGCGTAGCTGCTGGTAATACCATTACAGCTTAACAAATTGAGAGGGGGGCCTTTCCATTCTCTGGATGCCCCTACCCTTAGGCCCCCTTCTCAACCTTATTGGGGAGATTCATGGCAACAAAAATAAGCGCTATCTCTAATGCTTTTCTCTTAATAGGGGATAAGACCATAAATTCGCTTGATGAGGATAGTTTTCGCGCTACTGTTGCGGCAAATCTTTACGATTCTATTTATCAAACAGAGCTGGTGTCTCATCCTTGGACTTTTGCAAGAAAAATGCAGAGTCTTGCGCTAACTACAGAAACGCCTGTTACTGATGAATGGAAACTTATCTATCAGCTTCCTTCAGACTTGATTTCTGTATATCGAGTATATCCAAGGTCTGATTATGAGATATATGGGGATAAAATTTATTCCAATACGAACAATTTAACACTTGATTATTTTGCGCGTGTTGACGAGTCTGCATGGCCTCCATATTTTGAAAAGCTTATGCATTTTGCTTTAGCTAAAGACTTTGCTATACCCATTCGAGAAAATGCCTCTCTAGCGCAATACTTGGATGGCCTCTATATTGGTCAAGGTCAGAAATCCAGAGCGGTAGATTCTAAGCAAAGGCCGCAAAGACAAATACAGAACAAGCCTTTTATTGAAGCGAGATATACACAAGGATGAAAGCGCAAATACTGCAAAATAACTTTGCAGCAGGAGTTTTCGAGCCGAGACTTGCTGGAAGGACTGACATTGACCAGTATTACAAAGCTCTTAAAAAAGGGGAGAATGTTGTCACAATTCCTCTTGGTGGCGTAACAAGAAGGGCTGGGCTTGAATATATAGACAAGCTTCCAAATCAATTAGTTGAAATTAATGCTTCTCCAACAATGCCCAATGGCGGTACACCTGGAGATATAAATGATTTTGATTATTCTACCTTTACCAGCACTACGATTGCTCCGGGCACTACTGATCCGTATGTTATAGCAGAGTATGATTTTGGGGCAAATCAAAACGTACTGTACTGGGACATCATAAATATAAGCCTAGATACTGGCTCTACCACAGAGGTCGTAGTTCAAGAGTCGTCAAATGGTTCCACGTGGAACACTATAGGCACTATACCTATCATTGATACAAATATAAGGTCTTACAGAATAGAGGGTACAGACAATAGATATTTTAGGCTTGTAAGAATAGGGGCTACAGATTTAGGCAGCTCTGTATTTACCTTGTCTGGATTTTGGTCTTATTCAGAGGGCGTTGCTGGAAGTTGTAGGATTATAGATTTCGGGGTAAGTGACCAAGATTTATTCCTTGTGGTTCTAACAGACAGGACCATCATAATCTATGAGAATGACGCAATACACACTATCTTGCCATCAAAGTTTGATGAAGCTTCTTTACAGACAATGGATGCTGCTAGGACAGATTATGTGATGTTGATGGTTCAAGAAGATGTTGTTCCTCAAAGGCTGATCTATGACACGTTTGATGATTTGTTTTTAATCGATGATGTGCCTTTTTCTTCTATCCCTGTATTTGATTATAACGATTCGCTTTCACCCACTCCAGTTCAGGCGGTTTATGATTATTCGTTTAGCGGCTTGAATAATGGACAGTTATTTAGATTAAGGCTCGAAGGATTTGAAACAGAAGAGATTGTGTATGAGGGCGCTGGTACAGTTTCAACTGCTGACGGGATAAGACGAGCTTTAGAGGCTTTGCCTATTGTTGGTGCTGGGGGCGTTTCGGTTGATAACACTACGCAAAAAATAACCTTTTCAGATTCTTCTACAGATAATTTTGAGATATTTACAGGATATGTAACAACTGGGGATGCCTCTGATACGGTCACAATATCGGTAGATGTAACGGGTTCTCCTCGAAAAGAAGATGTATGGAGCGAGATTAGGGGCTATCCAAGAACGATTGCTTTTTATCAAAATAG